GCTGCCAACTAGTGTTCCTGTAAATTGCAAGGTAGTTAAACCATCACGGAACAAGAAAAGATAATTAAACGCCTGTAATAGATTAACGTCTGTATCTATGGTGATGCCGCCGGGATAGGTGATGGTGTTGGTAGTGGCTCCCGTGCTTACATTCACCGCTTTTACCCCTGTATTGGTGGCAAGCATGATGTATTCATCATTATCAGACGTAGGGTCTGAGAATAGACATGAACCAAATACAGCATTAACAATCGTGTCTTCCAATCTTGGTGCGCCAACTACGATAGTGGTAAAAGTGGCTGTTCCCGAAATGCCCGGAATAGTGATGCTAATAGAGGTGCTGTTCACCACTGTAATAATATAATTCTGCGCTACAAAAGATGGGCTAATTCCTGTTATGCCAGAAACATACGCTAGTGTAGCAGTGGTAAAAGAATGAGCGGTGGCAAAGCCAATAGTGATAGTGGTAGATACTCTTGTTGCACTATTGCCATCAGTTTTATTGGCGTAGGTGTAGAACGGCAACGTCAATGCTGTAGCGTTAGTAGAAAGAGCCGCTCCAAAGTTTTGCACGCCCATGCGCGTCTGCCATGCGCCATCCAAGTCCATACGCCCATTAGTGGACAATGCTACTTCTCCCGCCTTTAATTGGTCGGGACGCAAGCGAGCGTTCATGCGAGCAAATCCCGTATCCCCTTCTTCCATAAGAGGTGTGTCTAAGGGGCCATAATTATTAAAACGCGCCATAGACGTATATTACCTTAACAGTCCCATGCCCTGCGCGACCACCAATTAGCAGATAATTTGTTAGATGTTCCTTTAATGCCGCCAGACCTAGCGCAATAGCTTTTCTTGCGTGTGGGAGAGGATTTCTTAATTGACATATTAGCGTCTCCAAAACGCACAATACGTTCCTGTCCATTGGCACAAGCACGCACGACAGACTTCTTGCCGCCTTGGATGTCGCGTCTAGGGCTGTTGCATGGCAAATCCCGTGGATTCATCTCAGCAAGACTTACGAGAAGTGGAATAGCTCATACGGCCACCATTAGCCGTGCCAGCCTCCATAACGCGCTTCTTAGCGGATTCGTTCTTCTCGTGCTTCATCATCTGCTTCTTGCTCATGTTCTTTTCGCCTTTAGTCTTCATTGTAGGGAGTTTGATTGATTATGGGTAGGGAGGTGGCCTTAAGGCGTCAAATGGCCTTAAAACGCACGGAAAGGGGGATAGAAACGATGTCTGCGACAGCGTTATTTAGCGGTTCTAGCCAAAGGACGGCTACCAAACCACCACATAACTGCTGTTGAGGTTGTAAATACAAAGTCTGAGATGACAGCTTCTGTCGCAGTTATACCTAGTTTATCGCCAAATATAACACAACTTAGCGTAATAATCATGGCCCAAGTGAGGCCGGGACGGGTGAATGCCCGAAAAGCGTCCACTAACACACGGATGGCTGACACCCAGACAGGGGTGTTCTCAGGGATGTCAATGTCCTCATTAGCCTGCTGGGAGGTGGTGAAGGCCGCCAACTCCCCTTCCGTCACCTTGAGCCGCGCCATGCTCTCCATCTTGCGTATCTCAATGTCGGCCTCCATCCCCTTGGCTTTAACATCAGCCCACTTCTGGAAGAGGCTTAGGATGCCGCCGAGCAAGCTGCCCCCTAATGCGCTGCTGATGAAGCTGAACATATTAGTCTTGGGCGGCTGGCTCAGGCTTAGGCTTTAAGGCTTCAGCAAGCTGTTCAGCGCATTTGCGGATAAGCTCATGCTGCTCCGCATTTAACGGGGCAAGACGGGCGGCGTTATAGAGGTTGTTGAGGGCTTGTTCTGTGGTCATACTCATCCATTACGTTTAATAAACCAAGCAGTCAAGCCAGAAATCACTGCCGCCAAAATTGCCACCTTCCCCCGAAGCTCGTTCTTAAAACTTTCAAGCATCGTCACGCGCCCGTTGGTTTTGATGCACTGCTGCAACACTTGCTCAAGCACTTTGTCCTGCGCGTCCATGCGCGTCAGTATGGCCGAGAGTTGTGCGTCAATGCTGAGTGGGTCGTAGCTCATTTTCTTTTATTGATTAGGTCGAACAAAGCCTTTAGCTTTTCTTCTACCACCGCCACCCGCAAATCCAGCTTACTAAGCACGATGATTAGCGTAATGACACCCAGCAGGATAGGCCAAGCCTTCATGATTAAATCGAGTGCGCTCATTTGGATTCTAGGGCGGCGAGGCGTGCGGTGAGTGATTTGATTTGCGCGTCCTGTTCTTGGATAGCCTTGAAAGCCAACGCAACCATGTGGGAATAATCCAAAGCGTCTGGGCTTCCGTCTTTATCGTAAACAACAAACTCTTTCAGACCGACTTCGTCTACTTCTTCGGCAATAAGACCTGCAAACTGTTTGTCTTTATCAGCCTCTTTGTTCTTACCCTTGTAGAATACTGGGCGTAGTTTTAATACCTCAAGTAGTCCGCTGGTATAATCTTTAATTTCCTCCTTATATTTTCGTGAAGATGTGGAGCGATAAAGACGATTTCCGCCATCTCCAGCAACGAGAAGATTAGCACTTCCACCAGTCGTATTGTTATATACTGCTGGCATCATCACTAATGCAGATAAAGTCGCATCGCCCGTGGCCGACAAAGTCCCAGTGACCGCGAGGCCAGTGGAGGAGATAATAAGAGGGGTAGTATCTGCACCAGTTGTCGTTGAAGTGCGGAAATAAAAACTTGAACCCACTCTTAGATTATCAATAAATGATTGTCCGCCAGTGGTAGGAGTTGTTTGATAAAATGTATGGCTTGATGCAGAATTATTTAACAATGAGCCGCCATTTGTTGTAATATTTCCCGTGGCCGACAAAGCCCCTGTGATTGCCGCGCCTGTGGAAGAAATAGATGCAACAACACCATTAGTTGTTCCAGTTGGGTAGAATGATAACGTTCCTGCGCCAGTCGAACCAGCAATCGTCGGAATGCCTGCGCCATATGCGCCGCCCCATGAAAGTGTATAAGTATTGCCAAGAATTAAATCTTGAGAACCAGTAATGCGACCCGTGGCCGACAAAGTCCCAGTGACCGCGAGGCCAGTGGAGGTGAGTAAAAGCCGCTGCACGCCTGCCGTTCCCATGGAAATTTGAGACGCAGACCCGTAAATGTAATTCGTCGCGCCGACATTGAAATACAAAATGCCAGTCGTTGAATCCCCTGATTCGCCGTAGGTGTATAGGTTGCCGTTGGTAAACCGACCAGTCCCACTCGCGCTCAACGTCGTAAACGCCCCTGTGGACGGCGTGGTGGCTCCGATGGCCGTGGAGTTTAGGCCAGTGGAGGTGAGCGTCATCTTTTCTGAGCCGTTAATTTGAAAATGATAAACTGAATTATCGTTATCAAAAACCAAGTCAGCGGACGCATCTGATGAAATACGCAAAGTATCTACAGAAGTGCTTCCACGTCGCCGCAACTTGAAAGCCTCGGTAGTAGTTGGGTTTAACACTACATTGCCTGTAAACGTCCCAGTCGTCCCCGCCACCGTGCTAGGTGTGGTGGCTCCCAGCGTGCCGTTCAAAGCCGCCGCCAGCGATGTCCCTGTGGCTACGCCGATGTTGGGCGTAACTAGCGTAGGGCTGGTATCAACCACAAACTTTGTGCCTGTGCCGGTTTGTGAGGCAATGGAAGTGGCGTTACCAGATGACGTAATTACTCCCGTTAAATTGGCGTTGGTTACCACCGTTGCCGCATTTCCAACACTCGTAACACCACCAGTTAAGTTAGCGTTTGTTACTACGGTTGCCGCAAATGACCCTGTGCCACTACCCGTAACCCCACCCGTCAGGGTTATTGTCTGGTCGCCTGTGTTTGTGCCGCTGAGATTTGAACCCGTCACTGCACCCGTCGCTGCAATTGTGCTTGTGGCTGTAACAGTAGTGGCGGCAACTGTAGAAGGATTGCTTGCGCCAAGCGCAGTGTTTGTAATGCCCACCGCACTGTAATCCGTGCTTACGCCCACGACTGCGCCCATGCGCCCGAATACGCTAGATACAGCGTCCGTATTATCTACCTTTTCCCAAGCTGACCCATTGCTGATAATCCAATCGCCAATGTTAAACGACAAACTAAACTGTGTGCCAGCCGCACTCACTACATAATAAAATCCATTAGTTGTGCTATCTGGCGGATTTACTAATGTAGGCGTATTGGTGGCCGCACTCCATGTCCCTTTGTACGTTACCGTACCTTTGAGCAAGCTGGGCGGAGCGTAGTTGATTACTTGGTCAAAGATTCCAGACATATTAGGCGTAGTTGAGTTCGCTGATTGTAATTGTGCCGCTGCCAGATACCGCAATTACCTTAGCAGCAATAGCCCATGAACGGCTCCAGATACCAGAGTTGCCATCCTTAAAGATGTGACCAGCTCCAGCCGTAGGCGTGCCTCCGTCAATTGTGACGCGCATATCGCACCCATCTAAGCTCCAATAAACATGACTTGTGTCAGCATCAAGTGCCGCCACAATAAAGTCAGAAGCTGTTCCCGTAACAGCTAATGTTCTATCACCCACGCCCGGCGCGGGTAACACTTGCATTGGGCCATTAACAATTCTTGAGTTAGCCATAAAATTAGCAAGTAAAGGGTGAGCCGTAGACAGTGGCATCCACTGTTGCACGGATAAATTTAGCCGCATCTGCCCTGTTAGCACTCCAGAACTCGCGGGTGTTTACAGCATAGAGATGCCCATTAGACGAGCTAGGTGTGCTGCCATCAAAGGTGACATACACGCCGCCAGCTTGCACTTCAAACAGCACAAACTTTACTTTGCCGTCATAAAACGTAGAGGCATAGGAAACAGGGGCTGTGCTAACAGTGAGTTTCTGTAGCGTAGCACCGGGAGCGGGAAGCGGATATAAATTGACTGAAAATGTATTAGCCATGATTAGCGGGATTGACGGGAATTATAGGTTGAGATTCTGCGTTGTAAGGTGTTCACGTTACGTTGGTTTTCTGCTTTGTCTATTTCTATCATAAGATACTGCTGGGCATTGTTTTCTTCGGCCATAGCCTTGTCAATCTGCCCATCAAAGCGCAGATAGTCAGCATAGGTGGCATGGACAGCAAAACGATAGAACTCTAAGGGAATGTCTGTGGATGCCGCCGTGTATGGCCCACTCCACTCTTTGTAATAATTAACCCAGAACGAACTATTGTTGGAGAAATTATTGATAACGTGCGCCCCATCAACATCTACATAGAACTCATACTCCACTGTGCTATTAAGATTGAGTGGGTTATCACGGAAGATGCGGTTAAAGCTATCCACCGTTGAAATGCCAGCATAGACGGCTGTGCCGCTGCCAGTATAGGTTTCTGTGCCAGTGCCAGTGGTTAAATCATAGGTGAACACAGAAGCACTCACTTCTGTAATCTCATAGTCGCCATCTGGTTCCACCGTGCCAGACAAACCAGCAATCGTCACCGTTGCACCCGTAAACATAGCGTAGGGTGCGCTTGTAGTGATAGTCACTACACTTCCACTACGAGTTGCAGTGCTGATGGTGTAGGTTGCCCCCGCAATAGCGTCACGGCTAATCAGCCCATTAGTAGCTGGACGTAATTCGCCGCCCACAATGTAGCGCGGCCAACTTGAAAAGCTACGATAAGCCTGATACAACCTACGGTTCGCATTAGCCAAGATGCGCGTTTGCTCAGTAGTGGTGAAGCTGCTATTGCCTGTGAGAGCCAAGACATCTGCATAGAAACTTGTGTAGGTGTTGCTTTGCATTATAGTTTATTAGGAGATAGATGCGGAAATGCCTTCTGGAAATACTTCATAAAGCCCTTGGAATGAATCTCGGCATGGCCGTATTTCTGCTGCATACGGAAGAACTCCCATTCTGGGATAACGCCCACACAACGACCTAAGCCCTTCATGGCTTTAACGTCTTTATATTGTTTGGCCTGTTCTGCCGCCTCAATTTCCTTCTTTCTTTCCGTCTGTTTCTTTAGCTCCATGCCTGTTGAAATCTCGCGGATTAACGCTCTATTTACCTCACCATCAGAGTATCTAGGTAGCTGAGTAATTATGTTCATGCACTAAAAAGGGGCATACCCTTAAAGGTATGCCCCAAGTATAGCAAGACTAGTTTGTGCTTACTGTGTAGGACAATCCATCTGCCGCCACGCAAGAACCCAGCTCCCAGCTGTGAGGTCACCCACCGTGCCATT